ATTATGATAATAACAAAGCATTTACACAGCTTTTAAAAATTGAAAATCATATCCATAGTTTAAACAATTATGGACTTGCTAAAGCTGATATAACAGCACCAATAGGAAAGCAATCTAAAAAATATATTGATATTTTAGGTGGTAGTTTTGCTGTTGAAATTAATAATTATACTGATTTAAAAGCTAACAACTTTGATGAATTAGAAAATAATTTTATTAAAACATTTAAGATTGCATAAATAACAATCAAGTTAAATTAAAAGCCCTGACTAAACATCAGGGCTTTTTTTTTGTCTACTCTAAAAATATTCTCAAGTGATTTACTAGGGTTGTTATAGCTACAAAAATTTACACCACCTAAATCTCCCACAGGTGTCACCAAGTTTTTACTTATTAAAATTTTTACTTACTCATGGGATTTTTTTGGGATAACTTATTTTTTTATTTATTCACTAAACCATATTTGTGGGAAAACTTTTAATTTTTACCACAATTAAATTTAAAAAGTATTTGTAAGGCATACGCAGGGTGCAGGGGGGGTACTATAGTACATATGTATAGCTACGACCCAAAATACCCCAAAGTACTGTTAACCATATGCTGGGCTATATTTGTGGGACCATATTCTAGTTAAAATACCCTAAAATCTCCCGACTATATCCCTAGGGTATACCTAGAGGAGTTCTATAAATAGCTATAATTTAGATGTTAAACCCCCCGTCATACCTATAGGTATATTATACACCTGTTTTCCGATTTTGTCAAGGATATTATTATGCCAAATTGTCGCACCCACTAAAATACTTGAAATAATACTTGACAAAAGTCTAAATCGTGTGTATAATAGAATCAATGCACTTTAAAAGGACACACGTACACATTCGCATGCATGCATGCCACAGAGGTCATCACTAAACTGCATTAATTTATTAGGGAATTCCTAGGATTCCCATTAAATATGATTAAAAATAATACAAAAGACATTCCATTTAAATTACTAATGGAAATTATAAATGCAAAACATGGATTCTACTATTCTAAAGACTCAAGAAAGAAGCTTAACCAGTACACAGGAAAAGTTTCTAGACGTTTTATTCGGGGAAGCCAGAGGAAACCTAAAGAAGGCGGGAGAATTAGCAGGATATTCAGAGCATTCATACCCAAAAGTAGTTAGAAATTTAAAGCAGGAGATTATTTCTCGTGCTGAGAATTACTTAGCTACTCATTCAGCTAAAGCTGCAACTAAAATGGTAGACATGTTAGACGAGGATGGCACAACACCACACGCTAACATTAGAATGGAAGCAGCAAAACAGATTTTAGATCGGATTGGAATTGTACGTAAAGATCAGATCGACATAAACATGAAATCCCTACATGGTATTTTTATATTACCAGCAAAGGATAACATTGACAAAGATAAAACGAAGAGCTAGAACTATTCCCTTTGGCTATAAGTTATCGGAGAATACAGATTATATTGAACCAATAGAATCAGAACTACAAGCTTTAGAACAGGCAAAGATTTATTTAAAAACATGCTCATATCGAGAAGTAGCCAAGTGGCTATATAAAAAAACAGGTAGATACCTTTCCCATGTCGGACTTAAAAGACGAGTTATCAGAGATAGCACCTCCAAAACCAAAGAAAATAGTTCGGAAGAAAGCAAAGGCATCAGCCAAACAGATTCTAGCACGAACTAGAAAAAAAGTTGCACAAGCAGAGCAGACTCTTCGTTCAGCTAAAGCTCATGCAGAGAATACCAAAAAGAAATTATTAACTATTAATAAAACTTTAGATGGTAAAGAACAGCAACTAATAACTCAAGACGTAATCGATAGTGCATCTAAGAATGTGCAACAACATATTCACCAGCAGGATGTTGTTTTTAAACCTAATAAAGGTCCACAAACAGATTTCCTAGCAGCTTCAGAACGAGAAGTATTTTATGGTGGAGCAAGAGGTGGTGGCAAATCATATGCCATGTTAATTGATCCTCTTCGTTACTGTGATAAGACACATCACCGTGCACTACTACTTAGAAGAACAATGCCTGAGTTGAGAGATTTGATTACGCATTCTCAACGATTATACAACAGAGCATTTCCAGGAGCAAAATGGAGAGAGCAAGAAAAAGAGTGGAGATTCCCGTCAGGAGCAAAGATAGAGTTCGGGTACGCAGAGAACATGACAGACGCTTTACGTTACCAAGGGCAATCTTACACATGGATAGGAATAGACGAACTACCACAATATCCTTCGCCAGATATATATAATTTTTTAAGATCATCATTACGTTCAGTTGATCCAGGGATACCTGTGTTTATGAGATCCACAGGAAATCCAGGTAATATAGGTTCACAATGGGTACGTGAAATGTTTGTAAACCCAACAGAACCCAATAAATCATTTAATCTAGAAGTTAGTACTCCTACTGGAGTAAAAATAATTACTAGAAGATTTATACCAGCAAAGTTACAAGATAATCCCTACTTGATGCAGACAGACGACTACTATGCAATGTTGGCATCATTACCAGAAGTACAACGTAAACAATTTTTAGATGGAGATTGGGATGCATTTGAAGATTCAGCATTTCCTGAATTTAATAAAGCACTACATATTGTTGATCCCTTTGAAATACCTAAGGGTTGGCAGAGATTTCGTGCTGCAGACTGGGGCTACGCTTCTCCTGCTTGTGTTCTTTGGTTTGCTATTGATTATGATAATAACTTATGGATATATCGAGAACTATATACCCAAAAGATTACGGCAGATGTATTTGCACGAAAAGTCTTAATGCTAGAGAAGGATGAATACATCCGCTACGGGGTCTTAGACGCTAGTACATGGGCAAAGCGAGGTGATATCGGTCCAAGTATTGCAGAAACAATGATTCAAACAGGATGTCGCTGGAGACCTTCCGATAGAACACCTAAAAGTAGAATCAGTGGTAAATTAGAAATTCATAAACGATTAAAGATTACTGATGAAAAGAAAAAGGAACCAGGACTTAGGATATTTTCTACTTGTAGAAATTTAATTCGTACCTTTCCACTTTTACCTTTAGATGATAGTAATCCAGAAGATATAAATACACACGCAGAGGATCATGCTTACGATGCATTAAGATATGGATGTATGAGCAGACCTATGCATACACGCTACGCAGAAAGATTTAATAAAACTCTCAGACCACAATTTCAACCAGCGGATAGAATATTTGGATATTAATTATGCCACTAAATAAAAAAGGAAAGAGAGTTTTAACAGCAATGAAAAAACAGTATGGAACTAAAAAAGGTAAATCTGTTTTTTATGCAATGGAAAACTCTGGAAAACTAAAGCGTGTTAAAAATAAAACTTCCAGAGCTTAATAAAAAGAAGTTCCCCTATAACCTTGTAATGGTTGCATGGGAAGATATTGTAGGTTCATCTGATTGGGAATATATTGTTAAAATTGCAAAATCTAAAACTGCAATTTGCTATAGTGTTGGGTGGCTTATAACAGAGAATTCAAAGACAACCGTTATTATGTCGGATTTAAGCTTTGAAGATAATCAAACAATTGAGCAAGGTGGCTCATATACCACTATACCAACTAAAAACATATTGTCAATTAAAAAAATAAAACTATAGGAGAAACCCGTGGCTAAAAAGAAAAGAAAAAAAAGAACAATTCAAGATGTCATTGAAGATATCCGAGAGTTACATGAAAAGGAAGAAGACTTATTAATGGAACTTGAAGAAAAAACAGATGAATCTGATGATGAAGGAGAAGAATAATGGAAAAAAACTTTGATCCAAAAGCTAAAGTTAAACAAGGAGATCTTGGTTCAGCACCTGATGGCAAACAGCCAAATCAGGAAGCAACTAATATTGACTTTTCTAAAGATGCACCTAGAAAAGGTGAATCTGAAACTGCCTTAAAAGATATTGATTATCCTAAAGGATCAGGAAAAGAACATGTACAAGATTCACTGTTTAAATTAGCAGATGAAAAAGATTATTAATTAATAAATAACAAGGAGATAAAAATGCCAGAAGGATATGGATACCCAAAAGGTAAGGATATTTTAGGAAAAGTCAGCCAAGGTGAATTTGGACCTGATGTTGCTAAAAGACCTAATGACAAATTAACTATGAACCCT